TTCAATCAGAGAATTGAGCTTGAGTTGTTAAGAAAGGCTTTGGATAATCAGAACTTAACTGAAGAGCAAAGAGCTGATATATTAGAAAGGTATAAGACTCAATTTAAAGAACTTGCTGAAGCAACAAGGCTTGGATTAATAGACAAGGAGAAAGAAAGAGAGATATTAGGGGACATTAATGGTCTTATAACTAAAAGACAAGAAATAGCAAGATTAGATGCTAAGAATGTTCAGAAAAACGCTGACATCGCTGCTCAGTTAGAAAAAGCAGAACAAGGAAGACTTGACAAGATCAAGGCTCAAGAGGAAGAAAGAAGAAGAAGAGGGCCTCAACTTACTCTTGATCAAACGCTTCAAATGGAGCTTAAGTTCAAGAAAGAGATTTCTTATTATGACGGAATCATTGAGAAACTAACTCAAAAGTCATTGGCTCACAATGAGGAGTCAAACAAGCTAAGAGATGAAGCAAGACAAACTGAGCAAGAAATTAATCAAGAACTGCAAAGCATACTTGAAAAGAGGGATGAAGAAACAGAAAAGAAAAAAGAGCAACTTAGGATTGATCAGGACAGATTAAAAGCCTTAGATGAACTCAGTAAGGCTGAAATGGACCTTCAAGAGAAGATACTTGATGATGAGTTAGATGCTTTAAAAGCTTTAGGCGTTCAAAGAGTTCAAGAGCGAAGAAAGATAATCAAGAAACTACATCAGTTAGAATTAGATAGGTTAGAGCAACAAAAGAAGGAAGAGTTAAGGGATGTAAACGATCCACAGACAATTAAAGCAATAAAGGATAAGTTTAAGTTACTTGCTGAATCTGCTGGTGTTGATTTTAGAAGCGAGCTTGAAAAAGTAGTTTTAGAGCCAATAAAGGTAAAAGTAAGGGGAATTGTCACTTACGATGATATGTTGAGTAGGAGAGAGACTCCATCACAGAAAGCTGCTAGAGAGAGGGTAGAGAAATCCGCTCAAGCCGCAGTTGATGACCTTATTAAGCGAGAAAATGATAAACAAAAAGTTCTTGATAAGTTCAAGAAAGAAGAAATGACATTTGAGGATTCTTTAAAGATTACTCAAGATGGACTTAACGCTGCTTTCTCTTTAATTGACTCTGCTTACGAAAGAGAACTAGCTTTAGAAGAAAGAAAGACAATAGCACTTAATGACCAGCTTAGAGCCCGTTTAAGAAACGAAAAGCTTACAGCGGACCAAAGAGACGCAATTAACCAACAAATCGCTAAGAATGACGCTGAGCTGCTTAAAAAGCAGAATATAATAGAAGAGAAGCGATTTAAACTGAACAAAGCGGCAAACATATCTAATGCTATCATCAACACAGCTTTGGCTATAACAAAAGCTTTGGACTTTGCCTTCCCAGGTTCATTAGTAGCTGCTAGTGTTGTTGGGGCTGCTGGTCTTGCTCAGATTCAAGCTATAGCAAATCAGACGTTTGTGCCTAAAGAGTCTCCGTCAGTAAACTTGTCTTCTCAAGGTCTTGGTGAGACTAATGCCCCTAGCTTTAATGTAGTTGGTGGTTCTATACAGAATCAGATAGCCGCTGCTGTTGCTGGTGTAATGAGTGAGCCAGTAAGGGCTTACGTTGTTGCATCTGATGTAACTACTGCACAACAGCTAGAGAGAAACATCATTGAGGGAGCCTCAATATAAAACGATTATCAATCTGTAAGTTAACCTAGTATGGAGGTATTTGAATTATTCATAGACGAAAGCAAGGATCGCATCGGAGTAGAAGCGATTTCCATTGTTGAGCAGCCTGCTATTGAAGAAGACTTTGTTGCTTTAAAGTCACAGAAAATAGAGATGGCTCAGGTTAGTGCTGAGAAGAAGATCCTCATGGGTCCAGCACTAATCCCAAATAAGCATATATACAGAAGAAATGAACTTGGAGACGAATACTACATCTTCTTTAGCGAAGATACAGTAAGAAAAGCGGCTCAGTTGTTTTTATCTAATGGCAACCAAAATAACTCAACTCTAGAACACGAGTATGAGATTAATGGATTGTCTGTTGTAGAAAGCTGGATTGTAGAAGACGAGGAAATTGACAAGTCTTCTTTATACAACTTAAAGATGCCTAAAGGCACTTGGATGGTATCTGTAAAGGTGAACAACCAAGATGTCTGGGATGATTACGTTAAGACTGGTAAGGTTAAAGGTTTCTCTATTGAGGGGTACTTTAGCGACAAGTCTGATATGCTTTCTAAGATTCTGAAGAAAGAAGATTGCCAAGAGTGTGTTGATGAACTAAATGCTGAGTTTACATTACTAGAAGCTATAGATGCTTTTAGTGAGGTAGAACTAGAGTCTTATGGAGGCTATCCAGATTCTGCTGTAAACAATGCTAAATTAGGGATTGAACGTAACAAAGAACTAGGCAATAAATGCGCAACTCAAGTAGGAAAAGTAAGAGCACAACAGATTGTGAGCAGAGAGAACTTTACTCTGCCAACTTTGAAGAGAATCTACAGCTACCTAAGCAGGGCAGAAGAGTATTACGACCCAGCAAAGCCAGAGGCTTGCGGTACGATTAGCTATTTACTATGGGGTGGCAAGACAATGAAGTCTTGGGTTGAGTCAAAGCTTAGAGGTTTAGACGAGATAGAATAATATGGCAAAGAAGCAATCAATCGCTGTGGTTTATATCAAGCCAGCAGTAAGCAGACCTGATGTCCATGCTAAAAGCAAGACATCTTCTCTTAAGACAAGTAAGAACTACAAGAAGAAATATAAAGGTCAAGGCAGATGATAAAGAATACATCTTATAAGGTTCAGGTTGATGTTGATGATGATGCAACCAGAAACTTCTATCAAATAGAGGAAGGTGCTTTTGTTACTACTGAGTCTGGTGTATGGACTGTATTTAATGGTGCGTGGAGAAAGATATATCCACAAGCTGGAGAAGGCACTATGATAGGCTGGGTAAGATACGATGACACAGAATACACTTCGTTAAATAAACTTAATATAACCAATGGTGTAGAAGTACACTTACCTAACAATGGAGGACTTATCACAAAGTCTCACGATGTTAGCTACTATAACATAGAAACAGAAAGGTTATTTGGAGATTCCGCAAACGATGTTTATACACTTACGGTTGTCTTTAAGGCTACTTCTCCACAAGCACTAAACACGCACTTGGATTTCACTGTGACTGGTATTATAGGATACGATAGGATAAACAAGTCGTTAAACTTCTCTAAGGGAAACAACGAGGAGCAGAACTTTCACGAAGTCTATCAATACTATGTTAATCAAGATTTCATCACTAATGGTGCTGAGTTAAGAATAATGAGTAGCGGTGGAGACGCTTCTATTTGGGATGTTATCTACTTCATTCAAAAAACACAAAGCTATGCGTAAGAATAATCAACAAAAAGATGTTCGCTCAACTACTAGTCCTAGAGAGAACAGAAAGGCTTGTTTATGTGACAATGGGACCTACAGCAGAAAGTGCTGCAAGGGCAAAATCATAAATCAAGGCATAGGTAGTATATAATAAAAATGCAACACGCATTGTAATCAATAGTTAACTTAATATAAATTAAAATTATGAAAGCGATTGAAATTGTAGAGAAACTGAAATCAGTTTTGCTTTCTGCTGAAGAGCCACAAGAAGTAATCGTTGCTGAAGAGCAAATTGAGCTAGCAGAAGAGAAAGTAGAAGAGATGGAAGTTAATGATCCCGAAGCGGTGGAAGCACCTGCTGAAGAGCCTATGGATGACGACAAGTATGCTACTAAAGAAGAGCTGATTACTGCTGTTGCAGAGATGAAAGCTATGTATGATGCTATCGTAGAGAAAATGGGTTCTGAAGAGATGGAAGTTGAGGTTCCAACTGAAGAATTGGCTAAAGAAGAACTTTCTTCACAAGAAGATGGTGCTGCACCAATTACTCACTCTCCAGAGGCTGTAGAAACTGCACCTCAGAATTTCTTGAACCTAAACAAGCCAAGAAATACTCAAAGTATTGTTTACGAAAAAATGTTTAACTAAGAATAATAAATAAATAATTAAAAATGGCAACTACTACTAGTATCACCACAACTTATGCAGGCGAGTTTGCAAATAAATACATCGCTGCTGCATTACTTTCAGGGAAAACCTTGAATGATCAGGCTATTAGCCTAAGAACTAACATCAAGTATCAAGAGAAAATCAAGAAATTAGCTGTTTCTGACATCATCAAAAACGCATCTTGTGACTTTACTGATACTGGATCTGTTACTTTGACTGAGAGAGTTCTTTCTCCAGAAGAGTTCCAAATTAACATTGAATTGTGTAAGAAAGATTTTCGTAGCGACTGGGAAGCTCAATCTATGGGTATCTCTGTTCACGATAGCTTACCTAAATCTTTTGCTGACTACTTCGTTGCTTATGTAGCTGCTGGTGTTGCTCAAAAAACTGAGCAAAACATCTGGGGTGGTGTAAACGGAAATGTTGGTGAGTTTGACGGGTTCACAGTTCTTATGGCTGCTGATGCTGACGTTATTGACGCTGCTAACGGATCTGAGACTGCATTCTCTTCTACTAACATCCAAACTCTATTTGGAAACGTACTTAGCGATGTTCCATCTGCTGTTTACGGTGCTGAGGACTTGACCTTGTATGTACCAACTGTAGCTTACCAACAATACATCCGCTCTTTGAATGGATTTGGTGCTTCTGGACTAGGTGCTGCTGGTATCAACGCTCAAGGTTCTATGTGGTATAACAACGGAAACGCTCTTTCTTTTGAAGGTGTTAAAGTTCAACTTGCCCCAGGTATGCCTGCTGACCACATCGTAGCTGCTCAAGCTTCTAACTTGTACTTCGGTACTGGATTGTTGCAAGACCACGTAGAAGTGAAAGTTATTGATATGGCTGACATTGACGGATCTCAAAATGTTCGCATCGTTATGCGCTTTACCGCTGGTGTAAACTACGGAATCGGATCTGAAGTTGTATTGCTAACACTAGCTTAATAAATTTATTGTCTAACGAGAACGGGTAGGTGAGCCTTGAGCCTGCCTACCCTTTTTCAAATAAAAACACATATATCATGAGTTGCGATTTTATTTCTAATGGAAGATTACTTCCTTGCAAGGATCAGGTTGGTGGATTAAAGAATGTTTATTTCATGGCTTATGGAGTGGACAGCACTTTGATTACATCCGCTGGTTCTGAAGATACGGTAGCTGCTGCTGACTTTGCTGCTTCAACAGCATACAAGTTTGCTATCAAAGGGAACTCTTCATTGACCCAAACCATTCAATCATCTAGAGAGAATGGAACAACTGTTTTCCAACAGGTATTGGAACTAACACTTCCTTCATTGTCAAAAGAGGATAACTATCAAATCAAACTTCTTTCTTTTGGACGCCCTCACGTTGTAGTTGAAGATTACAATGGAAACTTCTGGTTGGTAGGTAGAGAGCATGGTGCTGATGTTACTGGTGGAACTATCGTTACTGGAGCTGCTATGGGTGATCTATCTGGATATACTCTAAGCTTCACAGCTATGGAGAGAACTCCAGCTAACTTGGTGTCAGGTAGCTTTATCGGAGGTACTGCTGGTACAGACGGTCCTACTATTGATGATGGAGCAGCTTAACTAATTTGACTTAGTTTAAGATTGAAAGGCGGCCCTAGTGGCTGCCTTTTTGCTTTATAATAAAAACAAAATACATTACTTTAAGTTACCTTATTGTGATTAGACTTAGACCAATAACGACAGAACAGACGTTTAGTATTATACCGTCATCTTTTGCTGCTTCAGATTTGAATGCGGCAACACTATCTTTGACAGAGAATGGTACAAATGTCTCAGAGGCTGATGTTGCCTTTACTTGGCAGGCATCAAGCAACGCTAACTTTGTAGAGTTAAGCGTTACTCCAACTATTACACTAAGCGAGGGGCAAATATATACTCTTGAATTGAATACAACCACTAAGGCATTGTATAGAGATTTGGTTTATATTACAGCCTCAACTAGCAAAGTACAAGTATTCTCTGCACCTAATGACTATGTTCAATACAATGGCGGAGATGACGAATATATAGTATTGTGATATGACAAAAAATAGATTAAAATTAGTAAACGCCACTCAGCCGCAGAAAAAGTATGTGGACAGCATTAGAGCAGTAAATCTAAGTGGTTATCAGTCTCCAGATGTTGTTGAAGACGATAGAAAAGACTGGGTCTTATACAAGACTGGTGATGATGGTCAAGATTACTTTGAATCTTTGATTGAGAAGTATCTAGGTAGCCCCACAAATGCTTGCTGCATCAATGGTATTACTGAGATGATCTATGGTCGTGGATTAGATGCACTTGACAGCTCTGAGAAGCCAGAAATGTATGCTAAGATGAAGCTTTTGTTAAAGTCATCTTGTATGCGTAAGCTTGTAAATGACTACAAGTTGCTGGGTCAAGGTGCTGTTCAATTAATCTATAACAAAAACAAGACCGCTATCACTAAGGTTCTTCATTTCCCAATGGAAACATTGAGAGCAGAGAAGGCTAAGGATGGTAAGATTATGGCTTACTACTATCACCCTAAATGGGCTGAGTTTAAGACATCTGACAAGCCTAAGAGAATACCTACTTTTGGTAACGGAGGTAAATCAGATGCTGTTGAGCTATATATATTCAAACCTTACAAGTCAGGATTCTACTACTATGCCCCAGTTGACTACAATGGGTGCTTGCAGTATGCTGAGTTGGAAGAAGAGGTAGCAAACTACCACATAAACAACATACAGATGGGCCTTCAGCCATCTTTATTGGTGAATTTCAACAATGGAATCCCAAATGAAGAGACTCAAGAGCTTATTGAGCGTAAAATATACGATAAGTTCAGCGGATCTTCTAATGCTGGTAAATTTGTACTTACGTTTAACGATAGTATTGAGGACCAAACTACTATAACACCTATTCACCTGCCTGATGCACACGCTCAGTATCAGTTCTTGGCTGATGAGTCAAGAGAAAAGATTATGTTGGGCCACAGAATCGTGTCGCCTATTCTTTTAGGGATAAAAGACAATACTGGCTTTGGAAACAACGCTGAAGAGCTAAGAACTGCGTCTATTATCATGGACAATATGGTAATTAGACCATTTCAGCAACAAATCATTGACGGGTTAAATGAAATCTTGGCATTTAACAAGATCTTCTTAAACCTTTACTTTATCACTCTTCAACCGATTGAGTTTACTGAACTTGATAACATCTCTACTAAGATTAAGAGAGAAGAAGAGACTGGTGAGAAGCTTTCTAAGCAAGAAGAGTTGTCTGACTTATCTGATGACGACTTTGAGGACCTATTTGAGCAATTAGAGGACTTTGGAGAGGTTATCTCTGACGAGTGGGAGTTGGTATCATCTGAGAAGGTAGAACTAGCTGACGTGTCAGATAAAAGCGCAAACCCAGACAAGGCTTCTGGACAAGACAATAGAGGCTACAAAGTCAGATATGCGTACATGCCAATGAGAAAGTCTGATGATAGCAGAGTATTCTGTCAGAAGATGGAGCTATTGACTGATAAAGACTTAGTATTCAGGCTAGAGGACATCAATATGATGTCTTTCAGAGGCGTGAACAAAGAATTAGGTCACAATAAGCAGAATTATAGCTTATTTAAGTTTAAAGGCGGCAAAAACTGCCATCACTATTGGGAGAAGAGAGTTTACAAGAAGAAAGCAAGAGTAAGTGAAGATGAGGCTTTAGCTGATGGATATGTAGCTCCAAATAACCCAACTGAAGTTCCAATCGCACCAAAGGACATGCCAAATAGAGGTGCTTACCCATCAAATAAATAGTTATGGCAAACAAGGCATTATTTCTAAAAGTATCTGAGATTAAAAAGAAGTCTATTATCAGCGGTAATTTAGACCCTGATAAGATAATACAGTATATTGAGGTTGCTCAGGACACTCACATTCAAAACTATTTAGGCGGTAAGCTGTACAAGAAGATTATGGAGCTTATAGTTGACAATGAGATTGACGATGCTGGAAACTCAAACTATAAAAACTTGCTAGACTCTTTTATAAAACCTATGTTAATATGGTACGCTCAGGCTAACTACATACCATTTGCTGCATTTCAGATCAGCAATGGTGGTGTTTACAAGCACAGAAGCGAGAACAGTGACGTAGTGAATATGGAAGAGATAAATATGCTTTCTAAGAGAGCATTAGAGACTGCTGAGTTCTACGCTAGACGTTTTATGGATTATATGGACCACAATAGCACGTTGTTCCCTGAGTACACCAGCAACGCTAATGAAGACATGAATCCAGACAGAGATGTAAATTTTGGTGGAATATACCTTGGATAAAAAGAGAGGTAAATACAAACCAAAAGAAGAAAATGTTAGAAAGCTTATGGCTTTTCTAGAAAAAGAGAACACTCAAAATTTAAGCGTAAATGGCAATAGACGTATCAAGAATCCAAAACAATAGTAAGTTTGACCCAGTTAGAGAGGCATTAATTGACTTAGAGGCTCAAATTGCTGATACTGGATCATCAATAGGTAATGGGACGATAACTATATCCACTAGCGGTAACTTAACTGGTAGTGGTTCTTTTACTTTAAACCAAGCTGGTAATGGAA